AAGAGCATCTTGCTCTGCCTGCCGTTCAGCAGCAGCTTTCTCCGCAGCAATCTGACGCTGACGCTCTTCAGCCGTACCATATGCCTTACGAGCCTCACCTAAAGACGCACCAAGGATTTGCCCAAAGGTCATAGGCTTATCTTGATACCCGCCTAGCTGTGACATAGTTTGCCCGAAAGCACCTAACGCAGCAGAACCAGGTGTGCCACGCTGAGGCATCATAGAACGCAGTCCAGAACCCGCTGTGGTGGGCGTTACAAGCCTTGCCTGCGGTATACCCATACTTGGCTTTGGTGACGCTCCTAGAGCCATTAAGGCACGTTGACGAGCGTTCTCTACTACAGAGCCGGGTGCTTGCTGTACTGTCTGCTGTGGGGCAGGGCCAGTTCTTGCATCAGCTTCCAAGAAAGCATCAATAGCAGATTTACGAGTACCGCCAGAAAGAGCATTTCGTCTTAGGTTTAGTAAGTCCATCAAGCTCTCCTATGCGCCAAGTAGGCCAAGCTGACCAGCAAGACCAACGCCCTGTGTAGCCAAACCAAGGAAGTCTGCTGTCGGGTTTCTAAACTGCGGCGTAATCTGCTCACTGCCAACAGTACCACCAGCAACCGTAGCCATATAATCACGGAGCTTTTGCTGTTGACGGTTTTGCTCAAACTGGAAGCGTTCGATATCTGCCGCAAGCTCTGTCTGTGACTGTGCTTCTCTTGCACCGCCAACCTGTGCCAAGCTCATTAGGTCAGCCATACCAAACTCACGAGCTTGCGGAGCCTGTGCAATCGCTTGTTGTTGTGCTTGCAGTGCCATTGGTGCCAATGCTTGACCCAAGGCTGCCTGTTGGTAGCCAGAGCCGTATCTGCCAGATTTAGCAGCCTCTGCCTGCACCTGCTCTACAACAGGACGGAATGCAGCAGACTGTAGCGGGTTAGTACCCATAAGGTTCTGCATCACAACATCTTGTGTGGCTTTGATGAAAGGACTACCAGTGATAGCTTGCTGACGAATGCCTGACAGAGCCATCTCAGACTCTGGCGAAAACCCTACGGTTGTCTGACCAGGGTAATACTGAGGCTGGGCAGAGCCATACAAATCCTTCGCTTGCGAAAGTCCATACTCAAGGAATGGCTTTGCATACTCTGGTGGGTCTACCATCGTATTGATTGTTCTTGTGCTGCCACCGCCGCCTTTGCTCATCTCATATTTCCTTTATTAGTACAGTTGACGCTGCGTTGTAATCCTTTAGCTGGCGTTCCCAGCCCTTGCGACCGATAATTTCCATTGCATTGCATCCGTGGCCTCTAGCCCATTCAACAATGTTTTTCTCAGCCTCTATAAGCTCTTCCATATCCCCGCCTGCTAACCATATCCGGCAAACAATCTTTTGCGGGTAGTCAACCACTTCAGTCACTATAGCAGAATTTTCCAACGGAAAAAACTGTGCGCTGCCGTCCTTTATAGCATCTACAACGTCTACAAAGCTATGTGTATCGCCAGAGTACGCAAGGGCGGCTTCTATATGATGAGCTAGTCTTTCTAGTTCATCCAATGATGAGGTAGGCAACATCTACATTGTGTCCGTGGTTTTTGTGTTCGATTATCATAGACCCATTAGTGCTAGTGCTTTTAACAAATGGGTAACTGTGTTCAAGTGTCTCGTTATATCCGGTGAAAAACACAACGCTCTGCACTCCATATCTAGGGTCGCTAACGGTTGTGGTTGTCGTGCCGCTTGCCAGAGTGGTGTAGCCGACACTGTTTAGGCCACCGTTAATCGTGCGGTTTAGAACCTCGGCAATCTCTCGTGTCGTTGCCGTGACCGGGTTTAACGTGCGAAAGTTAGTGGTACGCTGTTCAACAGTCATCGCCTACCCACCTGCCTTGCCTCAATGTCCATACCTTGTGCGTATGACCACTGGCCTGACAATACCATCTTAGCTCTATGATAACGGTCTTGCGCTCTGAACGGCACAAAGCCAGCTTCGTTTACGCTACCAGCCGCTGTATAAGACACTAGGTCTGTATGTGAGCCTCTAAGGCCAACAGCTACTGTGACAGTGCCATCCTCGTGATAAGGATACGCTCTAGTGACAATTGTGTGATTTCCTGTGGCAATACCTGTTTCAGCAGTCACAATCGTGCCTTCTAGCGGGTCGCCAGAGAATGCGTGAATCTTGTCACCTAACGCACCTCCAAAAAGGTACTGACCGCCCTTGTAAAGCGCACTATCCATTGATGCTGGTAAAGTATCTACAGACGCAGAAATCTGGTCTAGCCCTTCTAGGGTGTATGCAGCCGTAAAGAATGGTGCCACCAAGTCAGCACGAACTGTGCCATATGACCATCTGTTCAAAGCATAGTTATAGATGAGCAGACGGTCTGGTGTAGTGTCGATGGCACTATTGCTGACATATGACCAAATTGCCAACTGGTTCTGCGGGTCAACCACAGAGGTCATCTTATCTTTGTAGCCAAAGTTAAAATCATCAAAGAACCAGCGGTTAATTTTTTCTGCTCCGATTGGCTGCGATTGAGAGCCATCGAATGAGTAGAAACCATCATCAGACAGGTAAAACACCGTATGTCCAATGTTACAGACAGAACCAGCCACCTGACAACCACGAGCAGTCTCCACTTTATCGAACTGCCAGATTAATGGTGGGCCAGTATATGTGGCGCGAACAATGGCTCGCTCCATAAGGATGGTAGCATATTCACCGCCTACCAATCCTGTAATAGCACCAGCGTCAGGTATGTCCTGGAAGTCAGATTGCTCTGTTCCAGCCGTCCAAGATGTCGTGTCGTTAAACCCAGACCAGTAGCAGCGATACGGCACACGACCAGAACCCTCGTCAATATTCGCAGTCCACACAAAATCACGCACAGCCGCAATAAAGTCAGCCTTTGGTGCAGACGCTGACAAAACGCTAAATGCGCTGTCAGTGGACACGTTGAACTTTTGCAGGCTTTCACCGATACCGCCAGCAGCAATTACCTCTTCACCAAATTTAACGAAACGCCAACGCTCTGATGAAAGCAAGGAATACCCACCTGCTAAACTAACATCGTCCAGAGTAGAACCTGTCTGATTAAATAGGTATAATTTTGCGCTATCACCAGCAAATAGCTTTACATTGCCAGAGCTATCCTTTGCTGAAAATATGCCCAAAATAGTGCTATCTGCGCTATCAGAATAAGCTACAAACCCGCCAAGGCTGCGATACCCATTATAGGCAGGAATCACATTATGTGCATCAATAACACCGGCATTTAAATAATCTGGCTGGTCAGGCAGCCATTCTCCGAACTGTATCATTGTGTCGCCCAAACCTCACTGCCTACTGTAACAGCACCCCAAATTTCGCTTCCAATAGTAACATCGCTCCAGACCTCTGTGCCTGTTGCTACGTCACCCCAATCTTCGCCAAGACGCTTGGCATCGCATACAACGCTTACAGCCGCATCTGATGTGCCTGCCATAACGAATATACCATTAGCAGAAGTTGTTGTCGTTACGGCTGTGTTAGCTGTGCCTGCCAGCAAATAAACTAGACTTGAAGACGCTGTTGTCGTTGCAGATATTGCTGCTAAGGCTGACGTTGTTCTAAGCCTTGTAAGCTCTGCCGCATCGGTCACAGCAACACTTACAGATGCGTCCATTGTTCTAATAGGCGTTATAACGGCAGCAAAGTTAGCAGCACCTGTTACAGAGCCTGCCATCTCACGAATGCGTGTGTTATCTGACGTAGCGGATGCGGAGATAGACACCGCTGCTGGCATCTCAATGGCAAACTGAACCTCTGCTGCAACAGTAATTGATGCTGTAGCAGTACCTTGAAAATGCTTGACCTCAAGCTGGTCTAGCGTATCAAGAGTAAGGCCGTAATTATCTAAATCTTCCAGCGTACCCCAAGCGTCTAACTGCTCAAGAGTGGGGTTAGACCAGTCAACCTTAGTAAGCAGTAATGCGCTGTCCAACGAATATGGAAGCGCATCAATGCTGCTAGTAAAGTTGTCTAGGTGCGGAGTGCCGGTGGCCATTAGCTACACCTACGCTGCTGTAATGTCTAGGTCGCCAGCAGAAATCTTTAAGATGTCACCTGTGTCAATCAGCTTTGCAGTGGTAAACGCGCCGTGAATAAGCAGGTTGCCGCTTGATGATGCGTCAAATAAACCAAAATGGCTTATCGTACCCCAGCTTGCTGTAGCCGCTGAGAACTCAACAGCCGCACTGTTGTCAGCCGTACCAGAAGCTGCTGCGTTGAACGTAGCTGCTACACGAGTATAACCATTGCCGGTTAGCTCTGTACCGCTGTTATCATCAGCAAAAGAACCAGTAGATAGCCCAACATACACAGCCGATGGCATAGTGTATGAGCCAGTTCCTAAAATATGGTCGAGAATTTCGTTCTCAAGGTAATCACTCATTGCAGACATAGTTTATTTCTCCGCTGCTGTATTCTGCCGCAAATAGACAGACTTGGTTTGTAATGGCCCTGTGCCGTAATGTGAACGCTCTTCGTCCATTCGCACCTCGTTTATAGCACGAGTGAACTTTTCATCATACTGTGCTGCTCTTGTCTCATCTAGCAGGTAAACGTATGCCTCAGTCAAAGCACCATATAGATACACATCTGGAGAGCGTAAAAACAACGTAGGTGTGCTTACAGCGGATAATGTATCTACATTACCGACATATAAAATCTCTGCTGTATAAGCAGAATCAGGTACAGGGCGTAGTTTCATTTCCTTGCCCACAATACTGTAGCCAAGTGGCTTGCCACTACCATTGCTAGAATACTGAGTATCAAGTCCAGTTGGTGATGCGTAGCTTAAAACAGTAAGTGGGCTTGTAAGTAACTTAACCTCACGAACCTCACGCAAATCTGTAGGCAATGCAATATACTCGTCACCTGCCGTTAAGGTGGCTTGCGAACGCTTTTCCTGCTCACGAGTTTCTAGCTCACGATTGATACGAGCTTCTGCAAGCTGAATAAAATCAGGAATCTGAGCCGTTAAATCGCTACGAGCTAAGAAGTTTGCGATTGCGGTTTGCAGGTCTGCGTAAGATGCTATAGCCATTAGATGTTACCGCCGCCAGTTCTAAAGTCTCGGTTCTCGCTGTTGTTCAGCCAAGCCTTCCAAGCCTTCGGGTTTTCGCTAGGCTTTCCCAGCGTCTTCAATAGGTGATGATACACTACATTGGGTATTTCTGCTATATGCTGAACGTGCTTCTGAGTGCCGGTAAGCTGCCCCTGACGCCAATCATCAGACATCTGCTTGTTTAGCTTTATAAGCGTGTCAAAGTTCTGCGTGTTCTCAATAAAGGTAGAACCATCAGACTCCTGGCGCATATAAGTCTGCTTGCCAGTAGCTTTATCGGATGTAAGTAATCTTTTCATTATAACCCCTATAAGAAGAGAGGGCGGTAAACCCGCCCCCTCTATGTTACTTAGGAACCGCTAAGGTCGAAGATGCCAGCGTGTGCCTTTGGAGCTTGTACTTTCAAAGCCCACTCAGTCACAATCTGGAACTTCTCTGCGTCACCTGTTGCCGCGATTTCGTTCTCTGCAAAGTTGCGACCATTGATGGTGCAAAGAGAAGCGAAGTCTGGGTCAATCAAGAACGCACGGTCATTGCCCATAAAGCGTGATGGAGCGACCTCAATTGTGCCAAAGTCAGTCAGGAAGACTGAAGTTGAACCAACGTAGGTTACTTCTTTCGCCTGAGTCATATTCACTTGGTTGTTTACCAAGTTTGAAGATGCTGTCAGGTTTGAGAAGTTCGCACGGTTTGTTGCTGAACAAACCATCATCTTTGGGTTTCCACCATCTGTCCAAGCATCTTGCATTCCGTCTTCGATGAGTGCAAGTGTCAGAGCGCGGTCATCACCATCTGTGATGGTGTCTGTGCCGTCACCTGTGCCAAAAGCACCGGCTGTTGCACCGACTGAACCGTTTGTCATCCAGCAAGAAAGTGATGCTGATTTACGAGGGTCTGAACCAGAACGAGCAACGTCTGTGTCACCGATTGATTTTTCGATGTCACGGCGAAGTTCCAATGATTTCAGTACCTTCTGGTATGCCAGTTCACGGTCACGGCCAGCTTTTTCGACTGCATCAAGTGTCTTTGATACAGCGACTGCTGCTACTGAAATCTGGTGATAGTTGCCCAGACGAGTAGTAGCTGTGGGTGTGCCGATGCTGGCGTCTGCGCCTTCATTGACGTAGTTGGTGGCTGATGCGGCAGCCAATTCTTGAACCTGCCACTCAGTAAAGATACCGTTTGAGGTTTCTTTCTTGAGTGCGGAAAAGATTGGTGTCTCATCTGGGTCGATGCGATAAATCACATCTGCGAGTTGCTCTTTTTCGCCTACTGCGAGAGCGGTTGTGAATGTGGCCATTTTGAAAACTCCTTCTAAGTTTTGTTGCCCATCAAGTATGATACGGCTGCATCTACTGAACGCTCTTTATTGAGCCTTCCCATAGCTTGCTGCCGCGAACGACTAGCATCTTGTTTTTTAGACCGTGGCTGTCCAGCTTTAGCCATTTTAGGAGCTTGCTTTGTGCGTTTCTTAGCATTGGGTTTCTTCTTCTGAAGATTATCCCACTGCATCGCCTTGTAAAGAAGTTCTACTGCACGAGCATCTGTTGCCTGTGCTACTTCTTGCTCACTGAAGCCAACGCTACGAGCATAGTTAATAACATTAACACGCTCTGTATCTCTGCGTTCATCATCCCGCCAAGCAGGAATACGCTCCAGCATTTCAGACCGTTGCGCGGCGAGGTGTTTCTTCAACGCCTCTTCTTGCTCTGCGGCCTGTTGTTGAGCGACTGCTTGCCGCTCTTGCTCCACTCTTGCGAGGTTAGTCATACGGCTGTCGTACTCTGCTCTAATTGCGTTGTACTCTTCCGCTGTAACCTCTTTTGCTAACGAGACCCAATCAGGTTCCTGTGGAATTGTCTGACTAATCTGCTGTGCCACAACCTCAAGTTGCTGTGCGTAGTAATCACGAGCTTGCTTTGCTTCTACTGCCTCTTTCTCGGCAGCTTTGCGTTGCTCCGCAATCTCCATACTACGCTTTGTAAAAGTCTTCTGTCGCTGATAACCTTGTAGGGCTTCGTCAAGGCTGACCTCTAGTTCTTCGCCGTCTACTTTGACTTTGTAGAACTGTTCTTGAGGTTCCTCTTCGTCATCCTCGTAGTCATCGTCTTCATCAGACTCATCGACATCATCAACATCATCCTCGTCATCTTCGTAGGATTCAGCCTCTGGCTGAGTATCCTCTTCCGTGATTTCGGCCTCTGTCTCCATCGGCTCGGAAGCTTCCGCTTCCTGTCGCTCTTCTTCAACCTTGTCCGGCTCGGGGGTCGTTAGAAGGCTAATTGCATCATTTACTGAAAAATTGCCGGTTCCTTGCGGATTGTCGGACATAATTACTTCCTTTTCTCAAATTGTTGACGATTACGCAACTCTTGTAGAGTCGCCTTTGCCATCTTTCCATCCTCGACTACTTTGTGTATGTAGCCTTTCAATGCTTCCAAGTTCTGGCAAAGCATATACAGACGCTCTCTTGCGTCCGTGTCTTTTAATGCGCTTTGCTTCCACGCTTTCGTAAACTCATCCTCTAAATATTCAAAGCTCTCAATGAATATTTCGTTTCTAAGTACGGCTTCGGCTTTATCAGCACGAGCCATATCTTCTCTAGCTTTACCTTCGTTCATATTAGTCTAGAAAATCCTTCTCGGTCATATGGGTCTTGAAAAATTCCAAACTGTGTACCAGTGCCACGGCGAAATGCCAAGTTAGCTTCGTCAAAGTCTTGTGACGGTATTCCATATTGCTCATAAAACTCAGGCAAGCCTGTTGGAGCTACATCAAGCAAACCCATTCGGGCATATGTTCCGGGAACTGACGTATCTTCAAGAACGCCACCGCCGATTACGCCACCTGTGTCAAGACGACAAAATCCAGCCATATTTGGGTCTGGTTTATATCCCGGTTCGCATTGGCCGGTTACAGGGTTAACTGGCTTTACATCTTCAATATCTCCGAAGCCGCTTTCGCCACCGCCTGCGTCATAACCTGTGCCTTCAACGCCCTTAACAGGCATACCTGTGTAAACTTCTCCAAATCCAAATGGGCCTTCGTTGAATACGCCAGCAATATTCCCTGCTGAATCAAAAACAGGCCTACCACCTGCGGCTATGCCCTTACCAATTCGTCCTAGTGTAAATTGACCGACGGCTCCAAGACCTTTTCCAAGAAGGCTGGGAATGCCATAGCCAGACTGAGCCTGCTGCATACGCTCCTGCAATTGCTCGTTAATTAAATTGTTTATCTGAGCATTTACATAAGGCACAGAAGTAAATTGATTTGCACCTTGATTGCCAGCCCTTGTTAACTGACTAACAATATCAGCTTGGACTTGCTGCGCCCTATCGGAACCGCCGCCAGTGCCTAGCGTGTTATATGCTTGAGTTTCGGTCATTCCACCAAACTCAGGCGTGCCGAACTGCGCTTGAGACTGACCGGGCGACATAGTCGCGCCGTCATTGCCGCCGTCATTAGATGGGCTGGTGTCATCAGGCCCCATACTAAAATCGCCCGCGCCAGCCTCATCGTCATCTGTGAAAAACGCAGGGATACCCATAGGGCCAGCTTTACCGGCACCACCATTAGCCATAAGCATCTGCGCTTCTTCTGGGGTGATATAGGCTAGTAGGTGGTCTTGCCCACGGATTTCTACGCGCCGTGGTGGATTTTGGTCTTGTAGTTTTTTGCGTTTAGCCATTGTTACACCCTCGGCAGGTTAGTTGAAATCTGTGAATCTGTTACAGCCTTTGCCACGCGAAGCTCTGCCTCTGCTTGCAACTCTTGACGGCGTAGCTCTATCTCCATCTGCATCTTTTCACGGTCAAGCATAAGCTGCTGTTCCATCTTTTCGCGTTGCAGCGCAATGTTTGCCTCAGCCTTTTGCTGCTCAAGAGCCTGCTGTGCTTGTGCTTTTTGCTGCTCAAGCTGCATAAGCTGCTGCATCTGCATTTGCTCTGGAGACATCTGTGGCTGCTGTTGTGCTTGCTGCTGCTGTGCCATCATAATCTGCTCGGCATTGTTGAAGAACTGGTCAGCATCCTTAAAGCCACCAATCTCCGCAATGCTGCGAAGTGTATTAACGTACTGAGACATTGTAACAACAGGATTGTTTGGCCCTAACTGCTGCAAGATTTGCTCTTGCTTACCAGCAATCTGCGTCAGGAACGCAATCTTCTGCTCATCATCAGCCGTTCCAAGCCCAACCTGCACAACAACGTCAAACTCGCTAGTCCACTCACGCGGGTCAATCGGCACAAAGTTGTTACGCAGACGCACGATACGCGGCTTGTTATCGTACTTAGTAACCAAGTGCAAAATGCCCTTGAACAAGTCCTTTACACCTGTCTCAGCCATTGTACGAGCATAGCTCTCTAGCTTGACCTGTGCGCCTCTGACAGTCGCGCTAATAGCACTAGCTGTCGTAGACTGTAGCGCATTGGCATCCAAACCCTGTGATGCCTTGCTCATACCTGTGCGCTGCTCTTTGACGTTATCCAGATAATCCATCAAAGGCCGGATTTCGCCACCAACAGCAGTGCCTTGAATGGCCTGCACCATACCTGGCTGACGAGCGCGAATAATACCGCCAGCAGTACCTTCAAGCAAATCGTCCAGATTCACTTGGCCTTCAACTGCAACCATTCGTGGCAGTGTGCTTGTATATACGCTGTCGAGATACTGACGCATCAATGTAGATTTAATAACCTGCAAATCCTCAGTCATATCATAGATGCTACGGCCAATGAGTCGGTGAGGCATCAAG